CTCGAGTATTACGGCAACCAGTCATACAATCTGTTGAAGGCTGTCGAACCAATGTTCAAAACGTGGCTTTCTCACAACGTTGACAACATCTTCGGAGAAGATACGGCTTACACTCGGATGAAAATGAAAATGAAAGAAAAGGAAACCTCTGTTTGCAAGTCTTTGAACCGTCCTCTAGGGAACCAGATGCAAGGGTTGTATGACATTGTCGAACGTGTTACAGACACAAGGTGTATTGTGGAGATGTTCGGATGTTTGAAGACATGTGGACACCCGTTGATTGATACAGAGGCTGGAGGACTGTCTGCGGCAGAGGCAGCCCGTTCTCCGGATCGAACATCCTTGGTTGATGCTCAACACCTCCGGAACACCTTCTGTCACATTGTTCTGACCGCCTACGTGTCTCAACATGGGGCTTGGCCGAAGTTATACCACGGTCATCAAGGGACAGCTCTCAAACGACTGAATGATCAACAAGCACGTAACATCACCCGCAAGTCTTACCCACTTTCCGATTGGAACACGACAGAGTGGACAAAATTGTTTGACTTTGACTATTTCCCAAACTTTCTCGATTTGATGGATGACAAGTCGATCTCTTTGTATCGTAGTGACAAACATCTCTCGTGGGACAAAGGAACTCCGAAGACAAATCGTCGGCTGTTACTGGAGGTTCTATCTCGGAAAAATGTTGACGTGGAATCTATCGTCAAGACTGTAAGCTCTCGAAAAATCCCTGATGACTGGAAGATTGTAAGCCTCTATCCGAAAGAACGAGAATTCAAACTTGAGCCTCGGATGTTTGCCATGCTGGTGCTCGAGATGAGATGTTTTTTTACTGCAGTTGAGGCAAACATTGCCTCAAACATTTTCAAGTACCTTCCTCAACAGACGATGACAAAAACAAAAACACAGAATCAAGAACGATTTCTCAGATTTACCGACCCATCAAAGAACAAGACCGATTATACACTCTTCTTAGAGATTGATTTGACTCGATGGAATTTGAAGTGGAGAGAACTGGTCATTCATATGCTTGGTCATGACTTCAATCAAATGTTTGGCGTTCAAGGGACATTTACAGTGACTCACTGGTTTTTCACAGTTGCGCAAATATTGGTCAGAGTGCCGGGACTCAGACCTGAAGGCGTAGAATTGCCGAATCCACCTGAGACAAATCTCGCATGGCGCAACCACAAAGGTGGATTTGAAGGCTTGAACCAGAAGCTTTGGACGGCAGCCACATACGCGATGGTGGAAATGGCACTAGCGCCCATTCTTGACCAGAACATCATATCGGAGTACGAAGTGATCGGTCAAGGAGACAATCAAGTAGTGAGAGTTTCTATCCCAAACTCCGGACGGACTCGCGAAGACATCATTCCTGAAGTCAGAGACATGTTGAACGAAGCTCTTGAAAGAACGTGCGCAAGTGTCAATCAAGAAGTCAAGCCGGAAGAAAATATCGAATCAACAGCTGTCCTCACATACTCAAAAGATGTACTTGTTAGAGGAGTAGAATACCCAACCTCACTCAAGAAACACAGTCGTCTTTTCCCAGTCACATCCATGGATTTTCCGTCTGTAGTGTCAAATGCACGAGCAATTCTCGCTGGAGCCACAGCGGGAGGAGAGAATGCCTTATATCCTTTGCGCAGTGCAATCATTGGACATTACCATGCATATCGGTACCTCTTTGCTGCAGGAAAGGGTTGGTCCA